GAAGTACTTAATTTAGCTCAAGATACAGTATTTACTACAAAAATAAACGCAAGTTACACAGACCCAAATGCAGTACAAGATGATGCTCCTAATTTATTAAATTTAAAACAAGTTCAAAGAAGATTTACAACAAGATTTTTAAATTCAACAACATTACAATTAGGATTTGGAGCAGGAACTGTAAGTGATAATGATGAAAATATTGTACCTAATCCTGATAATGTAGGAACTGGTTTACCATTTTCAAAAGATAAATTATCAACAGCATACTCTCCATTAAATTTTATGTTTACTGATACTTATGGTATAGCTCCTGCAAATACAACTTTAAATATAAGATATTTAACTGGAGGAGGATTAGAAGCAAATGTAGCATCTGGAACATTAACTAATTTCTCACCTACAGATATAGTATTTACAAATCCAAATATTACAAATAGTACTTTAGCAAATCAGATTTTTGCTTCTGTGGCTGTAAATAATACACTAGCAGCTGATGGTGGGCAAGGAGGAGATACTATAGAAGAAACAAGACAAAATGCTTTAGGTACTTTTCAAAACCAATTAAGAACAGTTACTCAACAAGATTATTTAATTAGAGCTTTAAGCATGCCTGCTAATATAGGTACTATTGCAAAAGCATTTATTCAACCTACGAAAGTAGCAGAATATGCAATAGGTGAATTACCTACAATTTTAGATATGTATGTACTATCTTTTGACTCAGATAAAAAATTAAGAACAGCTTCTTCAACTTTAAAACAAAATTTAAAAACATATCTATCAGAATATAGAATGATAAATGATTCTATTAAAATAAAGGACGCATATATTATAAACATAACGTGTGAATTTGATATTATAGTATTACCTAATTTTAATAACAATGATGTAATTTTACGATGCATAAATGAATTAACAGATTATTTTAGTATAGATAATTGGAATATTAATCAACCTATCTTATTAAAAGATATAAGTATACTTCTGGATAAAGTAGAAGGAGTACAAACAGTAACTAATGTTAGTATAAAAAATATAGCTGGAGCAAGTAAAGGATATAGTGATTTTTCTTATGACTTAATAGCAGCTACAAATAATGGTATTATTTATCCTTCAGTTGATCCTATGGTGTTTGAATTAAAATTTCCACAAGCTGATATTGTTGGAAGAGTAGTACCACTATAAAATAAAAAAATATGGATTTACTAGAAAGATATAAAAAATCATTTGATAGAAGAGGAGATGAAGGTTTAGCAACAGGTCTTGGTACCCCAGCATCATATCTTGGTAATAACCCAGGACCTATTCCACCAGTACCATCACCACTTAAAGTAGAATATCTTGAAAACAGAGAAGATCAATCTGAAAATGGTACTTTAATAGATGGAGGTTCAACTAGTGATCCTGCATCTGGATTTGTACAAATTTATAATTCAGAAAATCCCTATTTTACAACAAAAGAAGGTGAAGTAAGAGCTACTATGAATAATCCTTTAAACCAATCACTTAAAGTAACAGCACTAGATGTAGAAAATCCAGAAGCTGGAACAAAACAAGGAGGCACTGGTGGTCCAAATAGAACAGCAGCATCAAATGGTACAAAATCTTCATTTTTAGATGGAGGACAATATAAAGTTTTAAGATATCCAACAAAGGCTAAATTCATAGATACTAATATTGGAGATGAAGACGCTGGAACTTTAGAAACAATGACATTACAACAATATACACCTAATAGAACTTATTTAGAAGTATTAGCAGATCCTAATAATGAAATTGAGGAAGTTATAGGGGGTGGGTTAAATCAACAACCTGGAAAAGGAGGAATTCCAACATCTATTGATGAAAGTATAGTTCCTGATAATGTTGTACCTTCAACTAATGACATAACAAATTTTAATATATAATTAAATGGCAATTTATAAAATTTTTCCTGAAAAAGACGCTACATTATATACTCAAGATCCTGATATGAATACAGGATTAGATGAAATATTAGAAGCATCTACTTACTTATTAGATAGTAATGCTCAAACTAGTAGATATTTAATAAAATTTTCACAAACTTCATTAAATACTGCTTTTGATGCTTATGTATCTAGTTCTGGGGGTGATGAAAATTATATAAATAAACTACATGGAAACTTATTTGGGGTAATAACAGATAATCCATCAAACTTAGATAATTCTATTTCAACAAATATATATCCTATCACAGCTTCAACAGGAAACGGTATTGGAGGAAAAATTCAATTAACAGTAGGAGGTAATACCATTACAGCAGCAAATGTACAAAATAGTCGTGTAATTGATGGTAAAGGTTATAAACCAGGGGATGTAATAGAATTAGGAGGATTACTTACAACAGCTCAAAATTTAACAACAGCATCATTTACTTTAACTGCAGGAAATTTTATTCCAAGAGATTGGAATTCTAATTTAAGAAATTATGCTGCTGTAGTAACTAACTTAAATTCAACATCTTTTTTAAAAGTATATCCAATATCACAAAGTTGGGATATGGGAACAGGAAGATTTGGAAATTCTCCTGTTACTAAAAATGGTTGTTCTTGGACTGGTTCAACAGCTGATAAAGAATGGCATCAAGATCTAACACCTTATACAGCTAGAACAACGGCATCTTATAGTAGTGTTTATGGAGGAACTGGAGGAGGAACATGGTTTACAGGGTCAGCTACATTAAAAGATATTGTACAAACCCAAACATTTACCTATGCTGATAGTATAGATCTAAATGTTGATGTAACAAATACTGTTGATATTTGGATAAGTCAATCTAAAGGAGTTAGTGGAGGTGATATACCAAATGAAGGATTTATTATTAAACAAACTTCATCAGTTGAATTTATTCCTTCTGAATCTCAGGCATCTACATTTAAATTTTATTCTGTAGATACTAATACTATATATCCCCCACAAATAGATTTTAAATTTGATGATTTCTTTTATTTTACTTCTTCAGAAATGGCAACATTAGCTCAACCTGAAGCATTTATATCATCATATAATAATGATGGAGTATATTTTTCTGAAAGTATACAAAGATTTAGAATAGCAGCTGTTCCTCAATATCCTAAAAAGGTATTTCAAACTCAATCTGGGTATTTAACAAATTTTTATTTACCACAAACTTCATATTACGCTATTAAAGATTCTGAAACAAATGAATATGTAATTGAATTTGATAACACTTTTACCCAGGTAAGTGCTGATACTACTTCTAGCTATTTTGATATTTATATGGGGGGATTAGAACCAGAAAGATATTATACAATTTTATTAAAAACTACTGTAGATGGTACTACAAAGGTATTTGATGAAGACATAATGTTTAAAGTAATAAATGGATAATGGAGAAGATAACATTAAAAGCACAAAGATATAATAAAGAAAAATTTAACCAAACAGTAAATAAAGAATTTACTCAATTAGTTAATATTCCTGATCCTTCATTCTTTGATAGAGATTTAGCTGATTTAGATGATTTTTGGTATCTTTATGATAAATTTTTCTATATTATACCTAAACTTGGAGAAATAGAATCTCATCAATATCTTGCAAGAACTAGTGGTGAGTATGCTGATTTTGCTACTATTAGTGATGAAATACAAGCATTATTAGATGAAATTGCTGAGTTAAGAAGACAAAATCTAAATCTAATACAGGAAGCTACTAATTTAGAAGATGCAATAGATCCTAATGAGGCAACATTTTCAGGTACGGGAAGAGATCAAAATCTTCCTGAAGCAACATCAGATGAAGTAACAGTAAGAGGATAAATTAAATTAAAATATGGCAACACCAGTTTCTGCATCAATTAATCAGATAAACGCTGAAGTTTTTATCCAAGAAGGATTTGAATTAAGTTTAGATGCTATTGTACCTTCAATAGAATTAACAGGTTCATTTTCTACAACAAAAAGCAAAACTCAATTTTATATATATAATTATGCTAAAACTATATTATATGAAAATTTAGATTATCAAGCTGATGGTTCTTATTTACCTCCAGATGGAGCAATTACAAGTTCTGATTCCATATATAACCAATTTCAATTAAATCCTATTGAAGATGTATTTAATCAAGGATATTCATCAGGTAATTATTATGCTTTATATAATTTTATAGATTTTGAATTAGGATCTGAACTTAATGAAGTACAAACTGATACATTTGATGGTCATCCCTATTTTTTAAAAGATGTTTCTGGAGATAGAACAGAATTAAGAATTGCAAATAATTTTTTATCAAATTCTCAAATTGAAAGCTATTATCAACAATTTTTTGAGAAAATAAATGATAGAGACAATGCAGATGAATTTTATATTTCATTTGGAAATAATAGAAATTTTATAGCAGTAAATAGTCAATTAGAAGTACCACAAACTGGATCCACTAATGGAACTACTATATTAATAAAATTATATTCACCTTTACCCTCAGAATTTCAAATAGATCAAGAATTACAAATTATTACAAAAGTAGGAGAAACACAAGTATTTAGTATAGATTTCCAACCTAATTTAGAATTTATTGATAATTTATTATCACTTAAAGGACCTAATTATAATATACCTATTAAAGATAGGGTTAATAATTCAACAAATTATAAAAATTTAAAAGATTTAGTTAATACAAATTCTTCAGCTTCATTTTATCAATTTAATTCTTTACAAGACCAAAAAGGAGTAATAATAAGAAAAAATTATGGAGAATGGGATCAATTTGTAAAATATTCATCAGCAGAACAAAGATTAAGAAATTTTTTCGAAAAAAGAGTACTTTTAGAAGGGTATGAAAAAGAATTAAATGATTTAAATA